TTCAATCGTTAAAGGTTGTCCTTTTGAGTTATATCTTATGTTTCCATTATTATCAACTATTTCTGTTCTACCATCATCAGCTAATTGTATTTCTGATTTTAGTAAAGAAACAACTTGTTCTGGGTTAATAGCTTTATTAACAGATGCAACAGTTAGAATAGATTTATCAACTTTTTCTTTTTTGATTTCATCTCTAAATCTTTGTAGTTCTTGATCTTTTTCTGCTAATCTTTCTTGCATAATCTTTTCAAGTTCTTGTTTAGACTTAGCTTCTTCTAATTGTTTTTGTTTAATCAATTCAGTTTTTTGTTGTTCATCATCCTGAATTTTCTTTTCATATTTTCTTCTTTCAGCCATGATTCTTTGCTCAATAATATTATTAAGTTGATCTTGTGTGAAAGTTTTGCTTTCAGATTGTTGTTCTGTTTGAGTTTCTTTAGTCTCAACTTCTTGAGCATCATTTAACGGCTGATTTACCTTATTTTCATCCGACATTTTAGTCTCCTATTGGTTGTTAATTATTGCTTAATATCAATGTTTTTTGATTAAATCAATCTAATGTATCGTATAAATCATCAAAGAACTCTTGTTCTTCTTCTGATATTCCTTTTCTCAATTCATCTAATTGTTCTCTGATGTTTTGTGGATATGGAAATGTATTTAATAATTCCATAGCAAGTCTAAAATTTTCTGTTAATTCTGGCATTAAAAATCTATTCCTATTGCTTTTGTTTTTGATTTGATTGCTTTATCCAACATTTCATCCATAGCTTTTGTAAGTTCAGGATAAAATTCTTGTAATGCTTTTCTGTTAGTTGCATAAGCTGTAAATAATTCTGCATAATATTCTTTATCATTTGTCTCTCCATAAACAGTTAATTTTTGTCCTAGTTTTTTTGCAAAGTTTCTATTATCATCTGTTGCCCAAAAATGTATCTGATGTCCTAATTCATGTAATGTAGTTTGTAATTTTTGATTTGCAATATTTCCCTCTTGTCCTTTTGTAAAACTCCATTGTAAATTATATCTTTCAGTTCCTCTTTTTAAGGTAAATCTTCCGGCATTATCTCTTGCATCTTCTAATGTTCTTCTAATGTTTCTTTGTAATATCTCTATGTCTATATTTTTAAAATCTAAATCATCTTTACTATCAACTACTGTTGCAATAAAACTATCTTTTTTAACAGTAAATCCATTCATTCTTTTTGGAATTGTTTTAAATATTCTTTCGTCTAAATCTTGATTACTATTTTTCTTATACATAGTACTCATTTCATTAAAATATTTTTGTCTAACAGCTTGTCTTCCAATAGTTCTTGGAATGAACATAATACTTATATTTTTTGCATTAATAAATTCGTTAATTTTACTTGTCACTTGTTGTTGTCCATCTAATCTTGATAAAGCATTATTAAATTCGTTTATATTGATTTTTTTATTATATGTAAAAGTATTATTAGAATTTAAAATAACGTTCCTGTTTTGTTCTTCTATTTTCTTAAATATTTTAGGTTGTTCTTCTTCAAATCTATCATCTTCCTCATACCAATCAGGATTTACATAACTAAATTGATGTCTACAATTATAACCACCTCTTACTACCATTGGATTGCCAGATTTCTTACCCGACCAACTTCTGCTATTCCAAATCTCTTGGATTTCATCAATAGTAAATAATCCATTTGCTCGTCTATTTAAATTACCACTAACCATTCTTCTACAAATATCTCTAGTAGTTGGTATTACATCTCCATAATATTTAACATAAGTAAGTCCAGCATCATTAGCTTTATTGAAATTTAGTGTTGCATCAAAATCTCGTAATGAGTCATTTAATATCTGACCAGCATATCTTTTCATGTTTTCGCCAGTTCTAGTACTAGCATATTTTGTTTGTAATACTTTTATTGCACTATCTACTCTTGATGCTAATGCTGGGTTATCTCTATTGTTCTTAACATAATCTACCAATCTATTTACTGCTGGGTCTTTGGAAGTTGAATAAATACCATTAATTGATTGTCTTAATTCTGATTCTAATTCAGTGAATTGTGTTCCAACTAAAGTATTTTGATAAACTTTATCTGATAATATTCTTGTGAAGTTATTAGAAACATCTTTAAACTGTGTGTAATATTGCTGTTTTAAGTTTTGTATTAAAGCCTTGTCTCCTTTAGTTAATTCTTGAAATTCAGGTGGTATTATTCCAATAGTTTTAAATTGTCTTTCTACTCTTTTCGCTTGTTCTCCAAATCCTTTTCTAACAACTCTATCAGCAAAGGGTAAATATTCCTTGTCTAATATAGCTTTAATTTTAGGTCTAATTGCTACAGCACTTTGTAATTCAATAAGTTTTCCAGCTTGTCTTGGGAGTTCTCTATCAGCTAAAGATACGATTTGTGCTTCTATTCTATCTAGTGTGTTGGTTAATTGTTTGTAATATTCTATTTCGGCTGTTTCAATGCCTTTAATTCTGTACTCTGTTAAATCTTTTAATATATCTGACATTCATTAAATTTCTTCTTCTGCAACTGTTTCTTGTTCTACTTCATCTTGTGTAAATTGACCTAGTTCTGCTTGTTGGTCTATTTCTTCATTTGCTTGTGAAATCTTATCATCATCTTCAATAACAGATTTAATAATTTCTTTATCAACTTCTTTGTTGAATGTTGGCGATTGAATATTCATAGCTTTTGCCATTTGATAGAATTGTAGATCAGTTGAATAATCTCTTATGTTAAAACTGTCAGGGTAATTAATTGTTCCATCAAACATAGTATCTTGGAACTGTGCATATAGTTTAAATAATTGTTCTTCAGCTAATTCAAGATTATCAGCTTTTTCAGATAGTCTAGCATTTAATAATTCAAATTCAGTTTGTAGTGCAATACCAGATGATATTTGTTTTTGTGTAGTTCTAATTGCATCTGTGTGTGCTATTCTGTTTATTGCTTGAACTTTGTTATTAATTGAATCCATAATAGATTGTAAGTTCTGACCGGATGGTTGTAGTAAATATGGTTTTAAGTTTGGCTCGATTTCTTCTGGCATTTCAATAATAGCACCAGCTCCAGCACTTGCATTTACACTTGGAGTTTTAACTAAAGATGGGTGGTTAGATAATCTAATCAACTGTTCCATTTCAGAGTATTCATTGTAGATTGCTTTTTGTAAATCAGCTATGTCAGTTAAGTCCGATAGACCAATTCCTCTTTTGTGAGATTTAGAATTGTATAAAATAACTGCTGGTATTTTTCCTATCGGGTTTTCAACAGTATCCATGACTCTTGGATTGTCGCCAAATCTTTCTACATAAACTATCTCAATTTTTTCTGGTGTCCAAACTTTGAAATAAGTACCACCCATTTTATCTACTTCTTCTCTAATCTTTAAATAATCTAATTCATATTTTCCGTTTTGTTGTCTTGTGTAATTCCAATCAAATACATTTTCAGGAGTGATAATTGATAAGTAGGGTCTAATATCTCCCTCTAATTCTTCTGCTCTAGTTCTTGTTTGAACAGGTGGCTTATCTAAAATCATAAATACATGACCATAAATAGAAGCATAATTTTGAGCCTGTTTCATAACAGTATTAAAATTGTTTCCGTCTAAGTCAGCATCTTTTAAAAATCGTTCTAAAGTAGGGTCATTTTCTAATTCGCCAAAATCTCTACTAGCTTTGACTCTGAATAAGTATGATGAATAAATCTCTACAATGTTTTTACAATGATTGTCTAATGGAGTGTTATTAAGTCTTTGATGAAATTCGTTATCGAGTTCTAAATTATATCTGTTTAAATATTGACCTACTTGATAGTCATGTCCACCATTATAAGAACGAATATAGAACTCCCAATGAGCATAGTTTTGTTCGTAATCTTTATGAGTGTCTAAAATTTCGTCTCGTGAATATGCCATAATTTATTTCATTGTCCATCTTATAGGTTTAGAACTTGGCATCTGAGTGACTAAAGGTTTGATATAATCAATCATATAACCCAATGCGTCATTCATGTGGTCAAATCCGTCTTCCTTATTAGGAATATTAGTATCTTCCTTATAAGTTTGCCTAGTAAGTCCTTTTATAACAATTTTACACGAATTGGAAACAAAAATATATCTTTT